ATCGAACTAACTTCAGAACAGGCGGCAAAAGAGATTGAGGCCGAACTTGTAAGGCGCGCAGAGAAGTTTGCTTCCGTAACAAAGATTAAGAAAAAGTTTTCAGATCCATCCAAAGTATTGGGCGCTCCGAAGACCGCGCCAAAAACGATAACACAAAGCATGACGGTAACTTCCGGTCAGAAGCCATCGTCAAAACCATTTCACATGATGTCGGAAATGGAACAATGGGAAGAAGCTGCACGAAGGGTTCAGGCTTCCCGAATTCAGAGGTAATAAATGGGTACTCCAGCTAATCCGGCAATTGCTTATAGTAATAGCCAAGACAACTTGCAGGTCCTGAAACAGCTCTATAGCGACGACGCCTGGGTAATGAAAGACATTGTATTCAATAAAAACAGGTTCTTGTCCATGGTAGACAAGGACGAAACGGAAATGGGTTTGGGCGGTTTGAACTTTCCCATCCCAGTTCTGTATGATGTTGGCGGTGGCGGTTCTGCTAACCTTGGCACTGCTCAGACTTACCAGACCGCTCCTGCTACGGCTTCTTTTCTTCTGACGACCGTTAATGTGTATCGAGTTGGTTCAATTCAAAACCAATTCCTCCGCGCTTCGGCTCAGAACATCGGCGCTTTCATGCCAGCAGCCAAAATGAACGTGAAATCCCTGTATATGGGGGCTTCGAATGACATCGCGTTCCAAATGTTCTCGGATGGGTCTGGCGTTCGTGGAACTTTCGGTCTGGGCAGCGGTTCGATCAATGCTGGCGTTATCACTTTGGATAACCTGGGCATGGTCTACCAATTCTCAGTCAACATGGCTCTTAACGCCTTTTCGATCAGCGGTTCAACTGCTACGCAGTCCACCGGTGGTGCGATTGGTTATGTTGTAGCAGTGGACACCGGAGCTGGAACGGTTACCGTGTCTCCTACCCTTCAGGGTGCTGCCGGCACTCCTAGCGGCTGGTCTACTGCATTTCCGAATTTGGGACGTGTAGGCGACACTCTGTTCAGCACCAATGGCCTGAATTCGGCGAACATGCTTTGTATTGCTGGGTTGGGTTCTTGGGTGCCTTCTGTAGCTCCCGGTCCTAGCGATTCATTCTTTGCTCAGAATCGCTCGGTCTCACCGACCAAATTAGCTGGTCTGCGCTTCCAGGGACAGAGCGAGTCAATTCAGGATTGCCTGATTGACGCAACTAATCAGCTTGCTGCTCAGTCTTCGGAAGCTGGCGATCCAGATGCGATCTTTATCAACCCGATCTCTTATCAGACCCTTGTGAAGAACTTGACCGGTCAAGGCCAGTATCAGATGATCCGCGCGAAGGTGAACGAAGAAGTTGAGATTAGCTTTAAGGCGCTTGTACTTCCTACCGCAAATGGTGAAATCTCGATTATTCAGGACAGAAACTGCCCGGCACAAACCGCGTATATTCTGACAATGAAGACCTGGAAGCTTCGTTCTTTGGGTAAGATTCCTCAATTCCTTACCTTCCCCGGATTCTACGATATGCTCGGATTTCCAATTCCTGGACAGGATGCGGTTGAGATTCGCGTGGGTGGATATCTTAACCTCTCTTGTAACGCTCCGGGTGCAAATGCAGTGGTCGCACTGCCTCAGTAAACCCTTCTCTTACTGAGCCATAAACGCCAGCGGCTTCGGGATTAAAACCCCCGAAGCCGTTTTCTTTTCCGAAGCAGATACGCATTAGCGTAGGGCACTTCTGCGCCTCTCAGACTAGATGCCTCGGCAATCTGGGGGTTACATTTCGAGGTTTAAAATAAGGGGTTCCTTAAATGTCTGGTAATACGATTGGAAACAATGGCGGTCGTCTTTATTCGTTCGGGTCTCAACCCGTTCTGATTGATTGTAATTTTGTGGTTGATCCTGCCAACGGAACAGGAATGGGTATTAGAAATCTTAAAGGACAGGGTGTGCAGAATGTTTATATGCATTCTACGGCTCCAGCCAGTTCTAATCCGAACCCGACACCCGGATATGCATGGATTCAATTGGCTTCCAATTACAATCGCTATCTCGGCGGATTCTCTGGATTTGTTTCCCCAGTTGTTGGATCTCCACTGGCCATCAACGCAGCCTCTGCTGCTCTTAGCGTTCACAGCCCGTACATCATTACCTCTGTTGGAGCGGGTCCTTCTGGTGTTGTAACTATTTCACCCGTTGCCGACATTGCAGGTTCGCTTGCTGGTAAATACTTCAGCCTTTTTGATTCTTATGGAAATACCTTCGTAATCTGGTTTAATGTTTCCGGTGTTGGCGTTGCTCCTCAGCTTGGTTCACCCGCTCCGGTTGGTCAACGTGGCTTGCAATACGTACAGCAAAGCATTGCGGCCAACTCTTCTGCTGCAACAATTGGTGCCGCACTGGTTTTGACGATCGAAAATCTTCCCTCTGGAATTTCCGGAACATTTGCATTTACGGCAAGTGGGACTTCTACCGTTACGGTTACATCAACCGCTGCGCTCCCAGTGGCCGGTATCCCCATGGATGGGTCTACCGTCATTCCGGAACATGGTCCTGCTGTGCCGATTATCTTCACCATTGCGCCCGGATCTGCTTCTGCTAATTCAATTTGGACGGATGGCTCGGGCCATCTGTATACCGTCACCACTTCGGTTGTGGCCGGAACTACGCTGGTAACGTCTGGTGTTGGCGCTCCGATCGGATCGGTGCTTAGCTTTGTTTCTGGACCAGGAAGCACTGTAGCCCTTAGCTTCACAAACGCGGTAACTGGATATGCAACTGGGTTTGGTTTTGCGGTTATTACTAGCGACACAAACCTGCAGGACTGGCAGTCGGTTGGACTTCCTAAGGGCCTTAATCCTTCAGTTGGTCAATCGTTTATTGCCAAGGCTACTGGAGCTGGATCTAGTAGCGGACTTGTTATGGCTCCAGGAGTTTCGGATATTGTTAGCATGGAAGTAATTGGCGATCCTAATGCCTCTTTTGCTCCAATGCCTCAGGGTGGAAGTCCTTTCGTGGGATCCTGGATCATGGTACAAATGCTGGGACTTCCGGCTTCTGGACAGGTCCCAGTGGCTACTGCTCCAGCTACTGGATCGGTTGTGGGATTGTCTTTCTATGTGGACGCTAAATTTAGCCCTTCTAACGTCGGATTCTAACTGGCGCGTACAACACTGGCGGGTAGGGCATGGATAAAACCGGCTCTACCCGTTTTAACTTGGGGTAAAACATGGCAAGTTTGAGCGGTGTACCTGTGCAGGTAATTCTACAAACTGGGAACGGACAAAACCTGCTGACATGGGCACTGGTCGCCGGTGCGGCAGGATATAGCGTTAAGAGGTCCACAGACGGAGTTAACTTCACCGTAATTGCATCTCCTACTGTTAATTACTTTACTGATTCAACCGTTACTATCGGTTCAACATATTATTATTCTGTTGCGTCGGTTAGTCCTGCTGGGACTTCTGGTTATATGGCGTCTTCGCCGGTATCAATTACCCCATGTGCGCCAGGTCAGATTAATTTAGGTTATCTTAGGTATCAGGCCAAGCTAAGGGCTGACATGCTTAAAAGCAATTTCGTTACCTTAGATGAGTGGAACCTGATGCTAAACAACTCTGTCATGGAGTTGTATGATCTATTGGTTACAAAGTTTGGAGAAGACTATTTTCTAGCCCATCCTCTAATCATTCAAAGCACATCAGCACTTTCTTATCCGTTACCAAATGGGACAAATTATCCCAATATTGGTGGAATACCAAATACTTCTGGATCTCCGGCTCCTGCATGTTTCAAGGTTTACGGAATGGATTTTAACTCATTTGGCGCTCAGATTAACAATACGCAGGGATGGATTTCAATGTCCCGGTTTAACTGGGCCGACCATAACAAGTACAATATTCTTTTGGGTGCAGCCTCAAACAATGTATCGGGACAATATTGCTCATTCCAGTTTAGGGAAATGGGCGACCAAGTATATATTATTCCCACCAATTCTGGGCAATATTTCCGTCTTTGGTATGTCCCAATCAATGCACAGCTTTTACTAGATACAGATATGATGCCATTTGGGTACTCG